CGCACTTTCTACACCAGCAATGGGAAATAAACAAACCACGCCAATGCCCAAGAGGCAGACACCCAACCCCGACACAAGGGTCCGAGCAGATCTCATTCCAGACGCATCCCACCTTGGGCCCCAGTTTTGCAAGAGCTGCTGGTTTGAGAGGAAAGGGCTGGTAGCATGCAACAACCATTATCTCTGCATGAATTGTCTTACCCTGCTCCTCACAGTCTCAGAAAGGTGTCCAATTTGTAAACTCCCTCTGCCACACAACGTCAAACTCAACAGCATGCCCACTGCTCCACCCGAAATACCCCCACCCTACGAACCCTAACCAGACTCCGCTCACAGACGCAAAATCCCCCACCTCCCCCCCCGGGGGGACCCCCCGCCGGGTGCCCCCCCGGGGGGAGGAAAGACAGAAGTGTTGACATGATGTCCACTAGTCGATCTCTTCAACTTCATCCTTTTCGAAGACAGGTGAGCAGAGTCTCCCCTTCAATCTAAACTTGCCCGCAGAGGTGTGTCTCATGACACACTCCCTGGAACCACTATAACACAAGCTGTACCCTTTAAAGTTAACCCAGGAGGGTACATGGCGTAATGATGATGCCAACAAGTATTCTAATTCACACTTTGGCAACTTAGCCATAGCTTCAAGGAGGTCAACATTTTCCAAACTGAAGCCAGATCTGACAGAGTCTTGCACAATTTTGGGCAAGGATTTTCTCAAGACTTCTGGAAAATCGTCTGCCAGCTCTGTGACAAACACTTCAATATCCTGGGTCAGCAGATGAGGCGTGATGGATGCAACTCTTCGATCAGCTTCATAAAGTGCCCCATCCATCACCACCAAGGGTGTGTCCTCCCAATCAGGTCCCACTCTCTCAAAATCAAATTCCCCCAGATTAGCCATCAATTCATCACACTGAACCTCGATCTGGCACACTTCAGACTCCAGGCACTCCTTCGTCACGAATTCGCTGAGTGTTTCCTGATCCAAGTGCCAGAGAATGTTTTCACCTCTGAGACTTTCATCTAGTCTAACCATCCGCCAGCACTGAAACAAATAGCTTTGATCAACAGGACCAGAGTAAGTTGCCCTCAGCAGCATAGGTGTGAACTTCCCGGAATCAGATAAATTACCACTAAATAACAGGTGAATACAGAACTTTGATTTCCAATTATCACCTTGGCTCTTCAGAGAAAAATTAATGTTGAGACTCATAGAGAATGAGCCATCCTTCAAGGCTGAAGCACTGTTTAGAAACTCTTGATAAGTGTTAAACAACTGATCTGATGTCAGTCCGCCCATAATTAATTGGCTGATATTTAACCTTGGGTTTTCAATCTCATAATCAAGCCAAGAAAAGCCTGAGAACAAGTCATGCTTAAACATTGGTCTCTCAATCCCTTTGTGTATGACCTTCTCAATGAAAGTGCTGAAAGGGCCCAATCGCTCTAATCCTTCACCTGCAGGAACGGAAGACTTATGTGGAAACCATGAGAATGAACCTAATGTTCTTGAAGTTGCAACGAATGGTTTAACAAATGATTCAAAGTACACCTGTTTCACAAAGTTGCCGGCTACCTCATTGGTTGCAACCACCCTCTGTTCTGTAAGGGGCGTGTGTTTCCTCTCATGACATTCCGCTAACTCATGAGAAAGGACTATGTAGTGTTCTTCCCTTTTCCACTTTACCACATGTGAAATTAGAGAAAGTGCCTCACAGTTGACGTCCAAAGTCACACACAGATCTAGGAATCTGATCCTAGGTGACCATCTCAACTTCATTGCAGCTAAATCGCTCATGAATGGTAGTAAGTGCTGCTCAAATATTTGAGGATATAACCTTCTGATACTATGGATTATGTGAGTAAATCCTACTCTATCTTCCAAAATCCTATGCTGTGTTGGTTTCATAGGAAAATAATCACAAGGTCGCCTTAATTTATCAGGAAGTTTGTCTTTGTGGATGGGATCTCCAAGAACCCAAGGTCCTATCTCCAGAGCTGTTGAAAGTGACACACATAGATAATCCCATAATAATGGCCTTAAAAGACCTTCTGACCAATGTTCCTCTCCTCTGTCTTCAGTAGTCCTTTGCCAAAGTGACACAACACCCCCTTCAACAGGCTTGACTGAGCTTGTCTTATTTAACACTTGAAGCACTGAGCGTATGTAGTGCACATCTCTGTCTGGGCCCCTGATGCATTTGCTCCCCAGTGTCTTACAGAGACCAACAAAGCCAGATGCTATACTACTTTGAAACGCGCTTTTGTTCACTGCCTCTGCCAAAAGCTTCTGAGCCCCTCTTGTGAAATTAGACGATAGTTTATTCTGCAAAGTTTTGATAATTGATGGGATCCTCTCCTCCTGTAAATTAAGAGCAGAAGGGTACACAACCTTTTGCCTCAATACCATTCTTAAGGGAAAATATGATGAAAGATTGAGCCAACAAGTATTTAGGTCAGACTCAGAGGGCATTTCTACATTGAGTAACCTACACAATCCAGTGACTGATTCTGACCTATTCTTTGATAGATAAGCTGATGCAAACTCTTCATGCAGTTCATTGAGCTTCAACTTATTATATAAAATCCTCAATAAATGCCTCACCCTCCCACAGCCTTCAGGGATTAGATGCTCTATGTTTCTCATGATTCTATAACCTCTATTGCCATCAACCCAATCCCTCACATCGGAAGATGTTAACAGAAGAAAGGGATCTATCGGGTAGTTTGCGTAATTCAGGATGGCAATAACTCTCTTTTGTAACAAATTACACAATGACACTGGCACCCCATTTGCAACACATTGGTCAACAATGGTGTCTATTGTTTCTGCCAACTGGTGAGGCTCTTTGCATTTTATATTGTGTAGTGCTGCCGCTACAAATTTTGTTAGCAATGGGACCTCATCACCCCAGACAAAAAATCTTGACTTAAACTCTGCAACTAATCTGCCAATCACGCTTTTAGGACTTACAAACTTATTAAGTTGATCACTTAAGTAATTATGAAACTCTAGGATCGTCCAGAATTCTTCTGGATCTCTGTCCAAGAGGTCTGATAGATCAGAGTCAAACAAGGATATCTGATCATCACTTGAAGTATATGCTTCGACTGTTGCCCCTGTCACACATTTGATGGCATAATTTATGAACCTCTCTGTAATCATGCCATAAAAATCAGATGTATTATGTAAGATGCCCTGTCCCATGTCCAAAACAGATGTGATGTGCGATGGTATCCTCCCTACTTCAAACTCTGAAAAGAACATCGTTTCTGTAGGTGTCTGATTAAATGATTTCATAAGCCCTAACTTTCTCTTAATAAATGACCTCATCATAGCTGTTACAACGTTAAAGGGCACCTCCACCATTTTATGTATGTGCCACATGAGAAATGTACACACATTGTCAAATCCTTTAAATACCGATCCACCATCTTTAAACGTAGGCTGCAGGTTCCTGTACAACATCAAAAATAAAAATGGGCACATCATAGGTCCCCATTTGCTATGGTCCATGCTGTATGATATCTGAGCCAATGACACGTTAAGTTTCATTGCTACAATGGCCTTCTCAAACTCTTGATCATTGTTTAGGCAACTCCCCCTAAATTGATTTGTAAATGCCTCAAAGTAATCTTCGATCAATCTTGTGAACATCTTGGTCCTTAAGTCACCTATATAAAGCTCTCTATTACCACCTACCTGTTCTTTGTAAGACAATGAAAATTTAAGTCTGCCTGTGTCAGGCCCTACTGATGTGTAGGACTGTGGTGACTCCTGACTGTAGAAACAGAGGTTTTTCAGTGCTGAAGTGGTGCAGTTTACCAATGACAAAGCATGGCTTAGGGCTTCTGAGTTGCTCTGCCTCTCACTAATCCTAGTTTCGTTTGCCAATTTATCATAGTTTAATTTAAAGTTCAGACACTGTGATCTATAGTGTGTGTATCTACCAGAAATCTTATTTCCGTCCATCTGTAAGAGGATAGATTTAAAACACTGAAAATATTCACCTGATTCGAAAGTCCTCCTGGTTAGAGCCTGTGTCATCTTATCTATCGGGCAAAACCCGTCAGAAGAGTAATAAAAATATTTTGATCTTAGTTGTAGGTCGTCATGAACTCTTCCACAGAATTGGAAGTAGAATTGATCATCAAAGAGGCCTTTATCGAAATCCTCTACCAAATGATAAGAGAGTTCAGATAGTATTAGACGTTTCTGACTCATGTCCCCTTTCAAAACTAGATCCAAATCATGAATTGTTCCCTTGCTGTCTGTGGCTCCATATGTAGAATGAGCTGTTGGAGGGGACAGACTAAATTTATCAAGGACCTGATTGACTGATTCCTTTAAACCATCAAAAAACTCTGCATCTAGACCATGGATTTCATCAATGTCAGCATCTTCTGAATCCTTCGTTCCCCCTTTCCCTCTGTTCCCAATGACTAAACCACTTATCACTTCTTGAACTTTGTAGTCATAGTCCTCTCTATTAAGCAGAAACTTCCCCTTTCTAGAAAAGATCTCTGAAAGCTGACAGACAGCCAAACTAGTCAGTTTCCCATAGTCATAATTAAGTACCCTTTCATTACCATCAAATTTGTTGATAACAACACTTTTGTTGCTTGATAAGTCAAGCGCAAAGGAATTGCCACTGGTCTCCATTGGATCTTTAAATCCCCTTGACCGCTCATCAGGATGGTTAAGTAAGCCAGCGTTAAAGCAAGACACTAGTAAAGAGAAGATTTCCTTTGAAACTCCTGGCTTTCTGAAGATCAATTTTCCGTCACTCAGACATGTTTGCTTTGATTTGAAGCGTTGCATGCTGTCCAGTGTCTCAGATTGCTCCTCAGATGTCACAGTTTCTTTGGGGTTTACATACAAAGAACCAAATTCCTGTTTTGGCTCCAAGAATTTTTCAAAACATTTTATTTGATCAGTCAGACGATCAGGTGTCTCTTTTGTAATCAAATGACACAGGTAAGACACATTTAAAATGAATTTGAACCTATTGTTCAAGAGAGTGTTCACATCAGTGTCTAATATTATATTCAACAATCTCCTCAGAACCCTAAAAAGAAAAAATTCTGCGTCAGTAATCAATTCTTCCCTTAGCTTGTCTAGCAATGTGACATGGTGAAACTCAGAAATATATGCCATGACAAAATATCTAAGGTTCTGCAGCAACTTCTGGGCCCTCTTTGTAGGGTGGCACAGTATCGTAATCAGAATCATCTTTAAGAGTAGCCTTACTTCATCAAACTGTTCCTTGAGCTCTATGCAGTCTGATAACCATGACATCATCACATCCATCATCTCTGGTAAGATGTTGTGGGAAAATATCGGGCAAAAATACCTTTTTGGGTCAGCATAAAAAGAGCACAGTTCACCAACCTGATTGCTGTTTATAGAATAGCACTTAGATCCTTCACCGCTTTTCTGGTACAATAGAAAGCATGATCCCTTCTCCAACTTAATTTCTTGGTAATATGCTTCTTTACAGATGACCTTTTTATATCTCTCTTTGCCCATTTGATTCTGACGTACCTTGATCATTGATGATGTTTTCATCGAGTTGACCAGTGCCAAACAAAGAGATGATAGATTTTTAAACTCCTTACCATCCACATAATCTAGGGGTGTTGACCTGATAGCTATGGCCTCAGGCTCTGCCCTTTCATAGCTCATTGATGGTCGTACGCCATCAACTGTAAACTCCATTAAGGCATCATATTCGATGGAATCAAGGAATCCTAAATCAACCCCATAAGTGCTATATGAAAGACCTACACTCTCAAAAACTCTGGTTGATTTAGTCACGAATCCTTCAATCACCTGTTTAAAAAGGGTGTTTAACCTAACACCTTTACCGTTGAACCTCGGTGATCTTGCTCTTCTTCTCAACCACTTTGTCAGATCTGCCTTTGTTGCGTCTAGACAAACTAATCTATCATTGACACTAAAGAAAGAAGATCCAAGCCACTCAGAATTTTCTATACTCCCTTTTATCTTCTTATAGTATAGATGTGATGACAGTATGACGCAATCCATGAGTAAGATCAATTTTCTTCTTGTGTTCATCACTTTCAGGGATTTCAACTTATTTAATGCTGACCTTAGATCTTGAATGAAATTGTGTTTGGATGGGTTCACTACTATCTGGTCCTCAGCGATCAAGACAAAACGGACTAGAGGACTGATGCTGGTAAACTGCTGTCTGAGTGTTTCGGTGGTCTCGTTTGAGTCCATAGGCATCAATTCATTGTAAAGGTTGGCAAAACTGATAAGAAGTTGTTTTCTATCTGTCCTCTGAAACTGTCGTTCTATAAGTCCCTTCATCAATTTGTTTCTGAAAACTGTGAAATGAGCTTCTATCTCAGATTTAACCTTAAGACCACTCATGTTCACATTTATCCCATCATGACAGAGTTTTAATATTTCCTCATCATAAGATCCAGCAAGGTTTTTCATAGAGCTTAAACTGTCTAAACCAGAAAATTTGCCGCCACTCGCAGTCAATGATTCACAGAGCCTTAAATACTCAGATTCTTCAAATAAAGCATTTGACTCTTGCTCATACTCCAACATTTTGAACAGTATCACACGAAATCTATCACAAACCCACTCTTCCATAAATGTATTGTAGTAGTTAGTTCTCCCATCTATTATGGGAATAAGACTGATGTTCACACTTGCAAGGTCTACCTTGAGAGTGTCTAGCTTCTTACTGTCTTCCAAGTATTTCTGTTGAAAATTGACTGTTCCAGTTCTTACAAAGCATTCCAGCAAGATGAGAACATTTCCGTTCAACTTCATTCCGTCAGGCACAACAGTAGGAAGCCCAGGAGACAGTATATTATTCTTGTAAAGGAAGGCTTCAACGCTGAGGTTCTCAGTGTTGTGTTCACAATGGTTCGCATCACAACTGTCTAACTCTATGCAGAGTGACAACAGCTTCAACCCCTCAATTAAAAGGAATCTTGGCTCAAACTGGCTCAAAAAAACAACTCTTTGTCTTGACAACCTCTCATCAGCCCTTAAGTATTTGTTTATCAAACTCCTCGACTCTTGAAGTAATTCATCCATTTGAAACTGCTTCAGAATATTTTGCTCAACATTGTTGTTCAGACTCCTTCTAGGTGACCACAGCG